TAGCCTGCATCTGCTGCTGACCCTGCTCCATCTGCTGCTGGCCCTGCTGCTCCATCTGGGCGATCATCTGGCGAGCTTCGGGCGGCATGTCGTCGCCCTCCTCTTCAGATTCGCGCATCTCAGGGGGCAGAAGCATCTTCAGGCGGTTCGCGATCTTATCCGCACCAACGAAGTCCATGTGCTCCATCAGAACGTCACCGATGTATGGCGCTGAGTCAGGAATGGCTCGCATGATTTCTGTCAGCGTCTGGCGGGTTTCTTCGCGCTGGCTTGAGAACGACGGGCCGGATCTCACGTCCACGTCATAGATGCCCATGCTGAGGTCGTACATTCTTTCGCCGTCTGGCGATTGATTCGGACCCTGGCTAGAGCCCATCAAAAGAGCAACGCTCTCGGCGCGGTCCTCGCCCAAGATGCGGACGGTCTGGCGGTCCTTGTAAACTGCGGGAATGATTTCGACCAGGCACTGCCCAGCGTAACGGATCGCGCGATTGAGATTGTCGATGAAGTGGAAGGTGGACACGTCGCTTTCGCGCTGCCGAGCGTTGATGGCAACGCCTGACGTTTCGTTACTCCGGGCGCCGAGGCTGCTGTCATAGATGCCGATGATTGACTTCATATCGTCGGCGGAGTTCATCGCCTCTTGCAAAGCTCCAGCCGGCACACCTGCGAAGGGTTGGCGCTGGGGCATCGGCGTGCCTTGCGTGTGCATCAAATAGGGATGGCTGCGCGTGTTGGCGGTCTGCCAGGCTGCCTCCATGCCTTTGGGGATTGCGCCCTCTTGCATGATCCACGGCGCGCGTGGTGCCAGGGCGACCAACTCAGTTGACGCTGTGCGCCAGAAGTTGAACATGCTCTGGCTGTCTTTGGCCGATCTGATCAACGACCGGAAATGACGCCTGCCGTCAAGCATCACTTCCTCACCCCACACGGGGCAGATCGGGATGGTTGAGCCAGGCCAGGTTTCTTCTTCGAGAACTTCTGCGCCGTTGATCTTGCGGTGGATTACGGTGAAGGCATCGACCTCGCGCTCCCTGGTGATCTCAATGCCTTGCAGTTCAAGGCCGAATTTCACCTCGTCAGTGAGTTCGTCTTCTCGCAGGGTCATGCCGGTCGAGAGTTGGAGTAGCTTGCGCTTGGTGCTTTCCCGCAGCCAGTAGTCAGCCACCCGGACGCGGGTGTCGTCCAGCCATGCGTTCGAGCTGTAATCGTTGCCCTCAAAGCTGATCGGATCAGCGTCTGGGTAGAGGTTCTTGAACTCTTCCTGCGATAAGAAATCGGAAACGAACGCATAGCCCCAGTCGGATGCGTCAAAGGCCGTGCTGGCCGGATCCCAGTGAACCATCAGCGGGTTGGGGATGCGATGGATTTTCGCCTCAAGGTCGAACGAGTCCTTGTGAGTGAAATCAATCCCGATCTGGAAGAAACCGAAGCCCCCAGACGCGCTATGGTCAATCGCCGTATCATATGCAATGTCAGCGTTGCTCCGGCGCTCAATCGACCGAACCAGGCCGTTGATGACCTCCGCCGTCTCGACGTCCGCGCCGTTATCCACCGGGTGGACGGTGATCGCTGGCTTGTTTAGCCGGGAATCGTTCACGACCTGTCGGATAAATGACGGCAAGCGGTTGATTGTCAGGCAGGGACGGCCCTCTTCACGGCGCGTGTTTTTGATTTCTTCCGGCCACTGATCGTCAAGCCGTGAGAACTCGATGTCGTCGCGGGCGGCGACTCGGGCATCAGAGGTGCCGTCGTCGGACTCCTGGAAACGCTCAAGTGCGCCGCGCATCACATCATCGGTCGTGTCTGTCTTTTTCATTCCAACTCCAGGGGGCCGGCCATTATGCAGCGCGGCCTGGTGCCGACCCGCCAATTCCCAAGCTGATACCTATGAACATTAGTAAAGCGCCACGATGCCGGTTGCGGTCGTCCCGGTGCTCATAACCAGGGTGGGGCGCACCGGGAGCACGCTCCCAGCCTGAACCGTGGTGAACAGGACCGCTGTGGCGTCTCCGAACTTGAGATTCAGATTACCTGCCCCTGCGACATAAATGGCCCGTGGGGGCTGTCCATTAAGCAGGAGGCTGGTGGTGTCACTCTTGGTGACTGCGACGGCCTTCTGGGACGGATCGCTTCGTTCACTCATTCGCTTTCTCCGGTGGGCACTGGCAATCTTTGCATCTGCCGGTGGTGGGTGTGATTGGGTTGCCGTTGGGACAGCGTTCTAGCTCATCCATCCGCCGGCTCCTAAGTTGGGGATATGCGCGGTGCGCGTCTTGGTCTGTACCATCTGCGGAAACAACTCAGTCAAACCCCATACCGCAGCATCAACGCGGTCAGGGCTTCCGTTGCCTTCGTAGCCGTGCGCCGTCATCTGGCACATCTCATCTTCAAGCTCGGGGAATGTCCCGACGTGGTGAACGCGGCCCAGGGTGTATAATGCGCTGATCGGCTCCGCCCGCACATGCTTCGCACGGGTTGCGTTGACTGCAATGTACCGCACAGTGGGGCGAACGGCCTTGATGACCGCCTCCACGAGATCTCCGCCGTAGTTTCGTTCCGCGACCACGGCGTCAGCTTCCCACCTGTCGTGCAGGGCCACAACGCGCTCTGCCCACTGCTTCGGCGTTCCCTTCATGCTCGCGTCTTCCAGGACGTACCCGTGGTTGTCTTCATCGCCCCTGGCAACAACGACAATGCCCGTCAGATCGCTGTTAGGCCCAGTTGATCCTGCCGGGTCCACCGCGACGACGATGCGCCCCATCTCAGGGGCAACGTCCCTGCGGTTGTTGTGGATGGTCACACGATCCCAAATGGCGTCCACTGCCTGCGGCTCGTAAGCCCCCTCCCAGATGTGCGAGTATCGTTGCCGGTTGCTCTTTTCGTCGTGCTGGCGCTCTAGCTCAAGCTCCTCGGGAAACATCAGGTTCTGGTCGTAATTGACTTTGCGAATAATCGCGTTTTCAGGCGGCTCAAGACCACGGAAGAACTTGTCCACCGGGTCTTCTGGCGAGCGGGGGTTCCAGGAGAACCATATTTCAGAACCAGGCGCTCGAATCGTCGGGCGAAGCATTTCTAGGCTGCGCGCCGATAGCGACTGGGCTTCCTCCACCCATGCGACGTGGAATCCCTCCAAAGATTTGATCGAATCAGCCGTATGATCCTGCATCCCGGCGAAAATAATGACCCCACCGCCTGGAGTGCGAATACTGTCGTTCAAGACCTCAAAGCCCTTGACACCCATAGCGTAAACAGTGTCCTCACACAGGCGCTTGGCGGATTCCTTCAGGCTCTTTTGAACCTCGCGCACGCAGACGGCGCGGAAGCCCTTGCTCTGCGATGCGTTGGCAACCATAGCCTCTGCGAAGAAATGCGACTTACCCGAGCCACGGCCCCCATACAGCGCCTTGTAGCGGCTTGGCCGCTTCATGTCAGCGAATACGGGCGATGCGGATCCTACTCCCACAGCTTCACTTCAACATTGCCGCTGTGCTCGACCTCCACCTTATCGCCATAGCGTTTGGGAGCTTCCTTGCCGGCCAGCCACTTGATGGAGTCAATCATCACTCGGGCGCGGTCAGGCGCAAGTTCGTCCTGCCCCACCTTGTCGATGATGTCGTCAATGCGATCAGCACGGGCGTCGGCGCGGGTGTCCCTCGCGCGCGTGTAGTTGTTACCGAACGCTTCATTCTCCCGCTTCCACTTGTAGATCGTCTTGCGTGATGGCATGTCATCCATCTGGCCGATCTTCGTTAAATTGCTTCCGCCTGCTACCAGGTCGCAGATCTTATCTGCCATCTCTTCTGTGTATTCGCTAAGTCGTGGCATTCGGAGTATCTCGTCCAGTTATCGCATTCTGGAAGGCTTGGGCTTGGGTTTCGGCTTGGGCTTGGGCTTGCCATACATCGATTTGGGCATCAGGCTTCACCTTTAGGTTCTGCGGAAAGGAAGTCTCGAATTTTCTCGCTGTATTCTGCAAAGTCAGGGTCGGCCTTACAGTCGTAGCCGACGTATTCCAAGATCGTGTCTGCCACCTCAAGCACATCATAGCCGCAGGCACCCGATTCGACGGCTGTGTTGATAGCCCAGTAGCGATATGGATCGACCATTTGTATCCCTCCATAGGATTACCCAGCACCAAGCCTCATCGCCTCGTGCTGGCGTGTGGACGGTTCGCTTGGGCTGGGTAAAAAGGAACGCCCCACCGGCTTCCCAGTGAGGCGCTCATAGAAATATACAGATTACACCTTTTATTCGATCTGACGGAACAAGTCAAGCATCGGGTGATAATTTTTTTCTATCACGCAGCGCCTTGGCGACTTTCCGAAAGTATGGTGCCTTTTCCTTCGGCACCCACTCACTGACGGGGCTGGTGGGCGGTCATTCCTCCCAGAGGATGTTGCCCTTTGTATCTGTAACCCAGCGGCGCACGATGGTGATTTTGGAGGTGGGGTTCTTGTGGGCGCGGGCCTTAACAATTCCGTCTTCAAGAGAAGAGGCCTTTTTGAAGGTGGTGCCGCCGAAATTGGTAATCATGTGGGCCTGGTGGGTGTAGGTCATCTGTCTGTCTCCCTGGGCTTGAGAGCTCTTGCCCGCATCAATCACGGCGTCCCGGTACGCATTCATACCGGCCCCGCGCATAAACCGACTGCCTGCAAGTGCCCCGCGCCGACGCCAAACAGATGCGTCAGCCTTTTTTGCGGACGGGTCCATAGAATGGGCGGCAAATAAGGTGGGCTGCAAATCCAGACGCCAGCAATTTATGTCGCGCATTCTTCGGACACCGCCTTGGGCGATGTGCTCACAAACGAACCCCATGGCACTCCAAAAGCTGTTGGCCGAAATATCGCTTCCGCACCTCAGAGTAATAGACTCCGACCCCGCCTCGTCACAAATCGCACGGAGGAATCGAACCAACGCAGACCCGTAAAGTTGCCCCCGCAAGTCGTACTCAATACATGCTTGATGCACCTTGCATCGCGGTAGAAGTGCGCCATGATAAAGGTAGCCCGCTGGCTCACCGTTGACACGAGCCAAGAGGATTCGTTGATTTTGCACTTCCCTCTCAAAACACGAATTTGGATAAAACGCCAACTCTTCCGCGTTCCTGCGCTGCAAATGGTCAATGAAAGTCAAATCAGAACCGACTGCTGGAGCAATTATCATGTCCATCATACCACACCTCCACCACTCAATTCCTCGGCCAGTTCGTACAGCCCCGCCATCATCCTGCGTTGCGCCGTGCGTGGGTCCATGCCAAGCATCCTGCCGATGAAATGCCACGGTGAGTTGTTCGCCTTGGCCCACACGATCCGGGCCACCTCCTGGTCCATCATCTGCAACCACGTCAGGGTTTCGTCCATCCTGTCGATCTGCTCGCCTGTTGGTCTGATGACAAGTTTCACCTCGTTGTAGCCGTAGGCTTCTTTTGCATCGGTAACGAACTGGTGCGACGGCTGGCACAGGCGGGGGCTTTCGATGGGCGGAAGGCGCTTGCATGTCTTCGCAGCTTCACGGAAGCGGTCGAATAGCTCTGTGGTGTTCATTCTTCCTCCAGTGCTTGCAGCCTATTCGCCGCCTGGTGCAATTCCACACACGCCAACCGCATGGCGCGTTCTAACCGTCCCGTCTGCGTGGTGAACCTGTCTTCGGCCCCATAAGCGTCGGCAAGGATTAGAACAGCCTCACGGGCGGTGTTTGCGCGTTCCATGGCGTGTTCTGTGTCGGTCTTGGGACGGGTGATGCCGGGTATTTCAGTCATGCCATATCCCTTTCAAATTGCGTTTCGTAGTCAATGGACTCGTACCGCCCGCGTTCCAAGTTCAAACGAAGGTCAAGCGAACACGGATAGCCCAACTCCTCAAACCTTGCCTTGCGCTGGATCAACACCGCTTCGGTTGCTCTTGTGCCGTCATCGTTGGTCATGTTTGGCCTATGCACGACAAAGCCTTGATCCACGCGATTATCCCAGTTCTTCGACCCTGAAATGTCCTCAAGCGCAGGGGCATTTCCCCTGAACTTCCCGTCCATCTTAGCAGGATGCGCGAGGATTTGCACATGGCAATCCATCTGCTGTGCAAATTTGTAAATTGCAGACAAGCATCGACCGATGTAATCGGTTTCTGATTCCCCACGCGCCCGCTGGCCCTCAAGCCGGTTCCAGGGGTCAATCTGAACAACCCGGCAACCGTGCCTCACCACTGCCACTTCCGCCCGGTCCAGCAACCATTCAAGCGTGGCGGGTTTGTCGAGCGGCTCTTGAATCCACAAATAAGCGTCGTTGATCCAATCGTCTGCCCAACGCCTTTCGGCATCGCTCATGTCTTTCTCAAGTTTACCCGACATCAAGGTGCGGATAACCCGCTGATGGTGAGGTTTCGCCCGCGTCTCAAAGGATGCAATGGCGACCTTGACCTGGTACGCCCGCGCCACCTGATACCAAATCTGGCTAAACAGGTGGGTTTTGCCGTGGCCGGGGTGGCCGGTGCAAACGGAAAGCATCCCCGGCGAGAGGCGAATTTTGTTTTCCCATTCGGGAAACCCCGGCTCCCACGTCTGGATAGGCGGGGGTTCGGGTAATTCGTTCATCCGATACAGGCCGTCAACCGGCCAAGGTAGAAAACCGTTCGTCACCAGATCAAACACCGCTTCCGGTCCATCCGCCAGAAGCATATCGTTCGCGTCTTTGCAGCCTTCCGGCCAATCGACAAAGTGGAAACGCGCCGCGCCGAAGATTTTCGCCATGACGTGACGCAAGCCCAAACCCGGCCCGTCCATGTCGCCACACCACACAATGCGTTTTAAGGTACCCTGTGTGCGTTCTAGCAGTTCTTCGGCGTATAGGTACCCGGAAGGTGTTTCATCGCCCTCAGCGGTGCTTATTTGCGCACCGTTGGGTATTGTGGTGACTGATGAAAGGGGAACACCCGCTTCAACCAGTGAAGCCATGTCCCATTCGCCTTCCACGATGTAGAGCGTTTCCGATGTCAGTTCGTCCAGGTGGTGAACGCACATTCTGCCACCGGGCATCCCAGTGAAACCCTTTTCCCCGATCCTGGTTGCCTTCCAGTTGACAACTTCACCGTCAACGACATACGGCCAAAACAACGCTTCCGCCTTTCCCTCACGAAAACCCGCCGTACCGCTTTTGACGCCGAGACTGTCCAAAGTCTCCGGGCTGATGCCTCGGCTCCTGGCGTGATCCAAACCCGCTGCTGATACCGCCTGACCACCCGCAGTGGTGGCAGAGCCACGTTGCGCCGTCTGCGTTGACTGAGACAGAGAGGCACTTGTCGTGCTTCTTGCGCCGCTGCTCACTGCATTGCGGGCAGGTCGTTCTGCTGTTTCCGTTGCGTCTGACATTGATTCCATAATCCCCTAATTGAAGCTCACGAGTTTCCCGGTTTTCGGATTGTAGCCGTTCCGGCCCTCCCAGATTAGTCCGCCATGTCCGCATTTGCTTGCCGCCTCCCGATCTTTGTGCGCCAGCGATGATGCACACCGCTGAAACCATTTCGCCTGTTTCGCCTTTGGTTCGCCGGAATAGAACGCATCCAGTTCTGTGAGCGCAGGAACCAACTGGATGTGTTTGAAGTTTTTATCCCACTGGTCGTAGTCCGATTGGGTCAGGCGAATCACCTTACCCAAAAAAGCGAACGACACCCCTGTTGTTTTCTTCTCTGTCTCTGCTTCTGTCTCTGCCTCTGTCTCTGTCTCTGGCACGTCATGTTGGCGTCGGTCTGGCGTCACGTTGGCGTCAGGCTCGATAAATCCGTGATACATAAGGAGTTTTAGGTCTGGCGCATCGTCGAGATAGCAGAGTTTCCTGATTATCGCGGGTGACGCCGGGATGACGCCATCGTGGTCCGCAGCCAGCAACCAGATGGCGACAAGATGACCGCGCTGCGCATCCGTAAGCGCAACCCATTCCGGATTTCGCATGACGCAGCGGTGGATTTTTATCCATGGCGGCTGACCCCGATCTGCGCGATAGGATTGCCACTTTTCCCAGTTTCGGATTTTCAGCGTACTCATTACATCAACTCCGGTAGCTTCAGGAACTGTTCGCGAGCATCTCCCAGACCCTCTCGGGTGTCAATCTTTGGGTTCCGGCACCGATGGCACATGCGATTTCCCCGGTTTGCGCTCTGGAACATGCCGCCGCAACTCAGGCATTTACGCTCGGCGGGGTCGTCCAGCGTTTCGTCTGATTCCCACCGCTCATATTTCTGGTTTGACACAACGCCGCAGCGTCGGGCCTTGAGTTTACAGGCCGTCACAGACCTGTCAAAACGCTCGGCAATGTCGGCCCATGCGGTCCTCTCGGAAACCATAAGCATAAGCGTTTCGGCTTCTTCCTCTGTCCAGTCGCGCATTACACATACTCGCGCGGTGTAATAGCGCGGAACAGCGGCGGGATACCTGGTCTATCACCGAAGGTCGGGACGATGCGGAAATCCGGGCCAACAAGCCGCTCTGGAATGGGCATGAAGGAATCTTCTAAGCGATCAGCCAGCCGCATAAAGTGCGGGTCTCGGGCTGCGATACGCTCCTGCGCCTTGTCCCGTGCGTTCATGACAGTTGTGTGGTGCCGTCCCATGATCCTGCCGATTCGCGGCAGGCTCGCATGTTTCATCTTTGTCATTCGCCACATGAGAACAAGTCTGGGATGGGCAAACACAACCCGCTTGCAGTCCCCCATCAGTTCAGCGCGTGACAGGCCAAAGGCTTGGCAGGCGCATTTAATCAGTCGTTCTGGGTCCATCGGTTATCTCCTGTTAACCTCTCCATCCAATAAATTCACCGTAGTTCCCCTTATTCATTTCGTCAAGCTGCCATTTCAGCGTGTCTCTAATATCTTTGTGGTCGTGCTTTTTTAGCTGACACGTTCGATTCGCTGCAGCGCGAAGTTCAAGATAGGTGTCTTTACCGATTGCAGCTTCGATCCATTCTCCATGCGCGTAAGGGTCGTCGGTGAACCGCCGGTGACAGGCTGCGCAATGTGCAGATGCGTTGCGGCTGTCCCACCGGGTCGCGTTGAAGCGTCGGCTGATATGGTGCGAGCAGTGGAGCCTGCCTTTGTCATCACCAAACCACGCACCGCAGTGTTCACACGTCCATTTGGCGCGGGCGCGAACCAACTTGGAAAACAGATTGTCGGATGGGCTGCGTTTCATAACATTGGGTCCAGCTTTTCAGGTTTCTTCGGCGGTTCGACGAACAAATCTGGTTGGTTGTAAGCCTTCTGGATGCGTTCACAGGCGATGTCGAAATACTTGGGGTCCAGTTCGATGCCGATGAACTTGCGGCCAGTCTTCGCGCAAGCAACGCCGGTTGTCCCAGAGCCCATGAAGGGGTCTAGGATCGTGTCGCCCTCATTGGTCCAGCTTGTGATGTGATCAAAGGCCATTTGATATGGCATAGGCGCAGGGTGTCCGGTGTCTGGTTGATTATTAGTCAGAAACCACCAGTTGAATCTCTTTCCTACGCGGTTCACCAATCTACCTAAACCATTAATCGGTTTCAAAGACCCGTCAACCTGCCTGTCGGTTCCATGCATCGCTAGTCCGGCGTATTTATTGGGTCGGTCCTTGATCGGGTTGAACGTCTTTGGTGCGCCGTTGCTGAAAACAAACATATATTCAAACCCGTTTTCATACCTGACGGCGTCGGGGAAATTTACGTTGGTCTTGAGGTAAAGCATTGTGTCGTGGAGGCGCAGGCCAGCGTCCATAAACTCAAGTGCTTGCCGGAACGACGTTCCTGTTTCTGATCCATCGCGCACACTGTCAGCGACATTCCAAACAATCACGCCGCCACCAACTAATGAAAAAGCCATCGGGCGGATATAATCCATCCAAACAAAAGAAGGTTGCCCGACGCCGTACTGCCGAAGGTCGTCGTATGGCGGCGATGTCACCACAGCATCGACCTTGCCCAGCGTCGGCAGGATGTCGAGGCAGTCACCCAGATACAGCGTGCAATCGCCTATGATGACGGGTTCGGTCATTATACCTCACAAAAGGGCGGCGGCGCTGGCCGGGAGAGAACCAGCGCCGCCTATGCCGCGCTCAACGCTGGGGATAGCGGAGCGCGTCATATTCCGCATGACCTATGATACCCCATTCCGCGCGATGAGATCAACGGGCGCGGATCAAACCAGGTCGAAACTTTTTTGTTGACGGGCTAAAATCAGGCGCGTAGAAGGGTTGCATCGTCATTGACGAAGGGAATGCCCGACCAAACAGGGGCTTAACAGGAGAGTGAGATGTTTGAAGTTTTGACGAACACGAAGAAAAACAGCATCCAGCGCCCGGTCAGGGGTCTTCGGATTGCCAAACACAAGGGCGGCAACATCGCCATCGCAATCGGTCCCGACCTTGCCGACCAACTCGGGCTGACCAAGGGCGACCGGGTGAACATCCTCTGGGGATCGGGCGAGGATTTCGGGCTGCTACGCATCCAGCGGGAACCTGATGGCGACTTGAGGCTGTTCACGCAGCGTCGGGGCGGGGCAAAAACGCTGCGCTGCTCCACAAGCGCGAAGCCGTCATGGGTTCCTAACGCGCCCGTCTTCGCTTCGGATTGCGAGGTTATCGAGCGCAACAGTCGATCCGTTACCGTGCGCCTGCCTGCTGATATGGTTGCGCGGAAAGTGGCTGCACCACAGGCACGGCTTTCCGCCATCGCTTGACCCCTTCGCGGTCTGGGGTTTGTACAGGCCGCACACTAACAGGAGAAAGTTCAGGGTTGATTCAGGGGCGCGGTATTACAAGGGCCGCGCCCCACTCTGAAACGGGAGAGAATATGGACAGTTTCTTCTACGACTTCGCATTCACATCCGAGGCGCATGGCGTTCGCGATCTGGAAGGCCGCATCCTGGTCGAGGTGAGCAGCTACGGCGAACCGGCCCGCGTGAATTGCTTGCCGGAACACGCAGACCCAGGGTCACCGCCCGAGATTGAATTGGGCGCTCTTGAGGTCATCACCGGAATGGACCGCGATGCGCGGGGAAATTTCATCTACACTTACGGCCCCATGCCCACCGACGCGCTGGGCAGGGTCTTGGAGGGGTTGATCCGCGACGGCATCGACGTGGCCGACGTTGAAACCGCCGCAATGGAACGCGCGGCAGGGGATCGTGAGGATCACGGAGACTGGCTGCGTGACCAGCGCCGCGACATGATGGCCGAAGGGGGTACGCCGTGAAATTACCGACAGTAGATCACGGATTGCCTTGGGCCAAGATGTACGGCTTCAAGTGGCACATCATCCACGCAGCCGCAGCGCGGGAAAACATTTCCAAAGCCCGACGAGTGGGCGGGGATGTGAAGTGGGTGTACCTATCAGCAGCCCGCCGAGACGCAGACCGGGCGCGGCATTCTCTCAACTTTGCGATGGAGAATTGACATGAACCGCTACTGGATCAACACCGCCTGTCGCAATGTCCGCGAAACAACGGACCACGGGGCAAAGCGGTTCCATCCTGGACGCCCGCGCAAGTCGTGGGTGAATAGAAACAGCGATTGCATCTTCGCGGTGGTTATCATTGCGCTGGTAATCGTGTATAATGTGACTTGAGGGAGAGTGATAATGGATGACGAATGGGCGCGATGGGACGCCGACCAGGTGAAGGTTCATGCCAACCGACTTGCGCGAACCTACTTCACTGAAGGCAGGTTGCCCTACCCATGTGTCGGGCGCATAAGGGACGCATACGAATGCCTTGGCAGGATTGTCACCGAGATGGACAAGAAACTGGAGGAATTGGAATGACTTTCACACCAGAACAGAACGCCGAACTTGATGCGCCCCTGTCATCGAACAAGGTGAAGAAGCGCAAGCAGGCGGGGTTTGAACTGTCCTACATCGAGGGCTGGCAGGCCATCTCGGAAGCCAATCGGATCTTCGGCTTTGACGGCTGGAACCGTGAAACCGTGTTGCTGGAACAGTGCGGGGAACCGCGTGAGGTCAACGACAAGGCGCGGGTTGCGTATCTGGCAAAGGTCCGCGTTACCGTTGGTGAGGTTGTTCGCGAGGGTATTGGCTACGGCTCTGGTATCGCAAAAGACCTTGGTGATGCGTTTGAGTCCGCCATCAAGGAAGCCGAGACGGACGCCATGAAACGTGCGCTGATGACGTTCGGCAATCCCTTCGGCCTTGCTCTGTATGACAAGGAACAGGCCAACGTCACTGTATGGCACGGGCCGCTTAACAGGACTGCGCTGGGCAAAGAATTTCACGAACTTCAGACTGAAGTCGAGGCAGTGGAAGACGAGGCCAGCCTTAACGACATCATCAAACACGCCAAGCCGCTGATTGCGCAGGCAATGAAGGACAGACCCGTTCTGGTGGAAGGCGACGGTGGTGATGTTCTCGGGCTGAAAGGCACAGTCGAACGCCGCCGCGACTATATCAAGGCCCGCGAGGCCGATAACATTTCATTCCAGGCATAGGAGGCAATCATGGGACGTGTTAAAGATTGGATGATGGATATGCAGGACAACGAGATCGAAGCCCTGCTGGCTGCCAACCCCGCAATGACGGTCGAGGAAGCACACGAACTGGTGTGCGGCGGCGTGTACACCAACGAACCACAAATGGAGAATGAGACATGAGCGGATCAATCAACAAGGTAACCCTGATCGGCAATCTCGCCCGCGACCCCGAAACCAAAAAGATGCAAAGCGGTGATGCCCTCTGCAACATGACCGTAGCCACGTCTGAATCGTGGACTGATAAAAGTTCGGGCCAGAAGAAAGAGAAGGCCGAGTTTCACCGCGTGGTGATTTTCGGCAAGCTGGCCGACATCGCAGGCCGGTTCCTGAAGAAAGGTTCCAAGGTCTATCTTGAGGGCCAGCTCCAGACGCGCAAATGGGAGGACAAGAGCGGCGTTGAGAAATACAGCACGGAGGTTGTCTTGCGCGGGTTTGGCGGGACGCTGGTCATGCTGGACGGCAAGCAGGCCGGTTCCGCCGACGATGACCGGGGCGGGTTCGCGACCAACCAGGGCGGCTATAACGGCGGCGGGCCTGACCTGGATGATTCGATTCCCTTCGCCCCGGAGGTGCGCTGATGGACAACGACAACGTGCTGGGCATCATCGACAATATGGCGACGGCAATGGAGGAGATCATTGCGGGCCTTGAAAAGATTGATGCCGTCGTGAAGACGGGCGACGAAGTGTTCAACCTGCAATGGAGCATTCAAGAGTCCAGATTGTATCTGGGTGACGCTCAGATGGCGCTGGCGGCGGAGGCTGATGATGGATTGGGTTGATATTGAAGACGAGTTGCCGTCTGTTGAGCCGTGGCCGAGTTACACCGTTCGGCGTAGCTTTTTGATTAGGTGTGAAGGTCAATGTCCGGGCGAACGCAAATCTATGCGCGCCTACTTTGTTGCTGTTTATGATTTTCTCGGTCTTGAAGATGACCACCATCAGTGGTGGGTGCCGATGCGAGATGCTGTTAGCAATAAAGTCCTAGATGAAGACGAATATGTGGTTACGCATTGGGCGCGGGACTTGATCGGGATAAACGGAGAGGTGTGAGATGATTGAAGATGACGCCGTGGAAAAGGCAGCTGACTGGTTGATTTCCAACAGCCCAGAAGCCGGACGATTGCGCGGTGAGCGGGTTCACGCGGAAGAATACCGGAAGAGCTTGAAGGCAATTCTGGCATCGCAATCGCCAGAAACGTCGGAGGGCGGCAGGGAGCGGTGGGCCTATGCCAGCTCTGCTTACCAGGAGCATCTTGAAACGATGAGGGATGCCGTCACGGCTGACGAAGTGAACCGCGCGCGGCGTGTGGCAGCGCAGATGCGGATCGAGATATGGAGAACGCAGAATGCGAATAATCGGAGTGTGAAGCTATGAACGATGAATTGAAATCAGCCATCCAGACAGCCCGTGATGAGGCGCTGTGCGCGTTGGCACGACAGATCGCGATACTCCGCGACAACCGCATGGATGATGCCAAGCGAGGCCGGGACGACGAACACAAGGCCATCAGCCGGGCGAAGGCCGAGTCTTATGACGATTGTATGGCCCTCATTGGCGAGACGCTCACCACCAAGGAGAGCGCGTTATGAGTGACCTGATAGAGCGGTTGCGTGGTCGTGCCAACGGTTTCCAGCGCAGACACGGCGGCACGGATGGTCTTGATTACTACAGCGCACAAGATGCCCAACGTGAAATTGAAGCCGCAGACGCCCTTGCCGAGCGTGACGCCGAGATAGAGGCGATGCGGGAGGCCTTGGGCAATCTGTGTAAAATCGCCAAACCAGATTCATTGTTGCATTTTGATTGGGTGAAAGAGGCTAACGCCCTTATTGAGGTCCAACCCACAGGGGAGAACGATTCCACCACCAACACCGGAGCCAGGCACATGACCCAGAGTAAAGCGATGGAAGCGGCAGCGCGGGCGGCGTCGGAATGGAGGCACCATGTAGCCCAGAGCGACGGGACAGCCGTGACGGCATCCGACCGCACCACGGCTCGCCAGTGCATCCGAGCGTTCATCGCCAAACTTCACGAGAACACAGACCCCGACGAAACGGCGCGATATTGCCTGCTTGGGCAATTGCGGAAAGAGATCAGCGAAGAACCTTCCGCCGTTTGACGCACACCAGAAACCCAACCGATTGGGTAATAGGCAACGGGCCTTCCAGTGCGTCACGGGACACCCATTCCCCAGCGGGGTGCTGGGCGTCTATCCAGTCAACGCGAACGACTTTCAACACGTCACCGAGTGAACGGCGATGAAGTCGTCAATCCATGTGTGCGGGCTTCCCGCCTCGGGGATCAATTCAGCCGGGGGTGCGCCGATCACACAGAACGGATCAGGTTCCCCGGTATTTGTTGCGCAACTGCTCGCGCTTGTCAGCATCAGCCCTGCTATCATCGCGAGCCTTAATGGCATTGTCGATTGCGTCCAGAGCGTCTTGTGCATTGTCGGCTTTCTCCGCATTACGTCCTGCACGTTCCCCGCGCCACAAAAAGAAAACGAGGCCACCCAAAAGAGCGGCCCCGAATCCCATGAAAAGCCAAAGGGTCATTTGCCGATAGGCTCAGACGTAACAAGCCGCAGCACCACGTTGACGACAACCATCACACCAGCGACAATTTGCGCCTGCCCTTCAGGGTCGAGGCCAAGGTCAAGACCAAATGCGCCCGCGACGGTGACACCGCCAGCGAGGATGTTGGCCCATAATGTTTTCGAGGTGTACCAGGGTTTCATGTCAGTCTCCTTTGATTGTGCGGCTCGCTTGTTCGTAAAATGCGGGCCACGTTTCGGGGTGAGGTTTACCGGGACGCCACGCATCCAGATACTGCGCCCAACCATCTTCCGCTGTCGTAGGAAGCCGCTGGGGCAGCGTCCAGAGCAATAAACGCGCAAACACACACGCAAGCGTGTCGTTGTGCTCTATGGCGCTGTAAATGGCGTTATCGGCCATGTCGTAATATCGGAGGCCCCGGCAGGCAACGATGGCGTGTTGCTTGGATGCGTGGTGATTGAGAACGCCCCGGACGCCGCCGCCACGCTCGAATTGAAAAAATCCACGGGCCGGTCCGCCGATCTGGTGGCGATGGTCAAAGCGGCTTTCCTGCAAGCCGATGGCCAACAGCATCGTGCGCGCTTCCGGGCTATCCATGCGTTCAGGCAGGAGCGAGAACGCGGCGGGGAATACGTGGTCACGGATGTGCTCAATCATCACTCTCGCCTCCAAGTGCGGCATAACCGCAAATATCCACAAAGCTGTCTTCATGGTGAGGCCCGCGCTTGAGCCTGACCATCTTCAGGGCTATCATGCACAATCCGACCTGACGGGCTGAAACGTTGCTGCCCAGAATAACGGTCCACATGGACGCAATGTCTTCGGCGTTGTCGGACCAGTCGCCGTAGTCCTCTTGCCGGTCGCCACTTATAATGTCAGCGGCGGCGGCGAGTATCTCTTCACGCTTCATACGTCCCTCATCATCAGGATTGAATATTTGCCGTGGTGTGTCCCGACGAAGGCAGGTTCCTTGTTCGGGCCAGGGGCAATGTGCCACCCTTGCGCCATGGAAACAAGAAACCCGTGCAAAGGTGCGTATATGAAGTCCCATTCCTTTACCGATGGCCGTTTATGCGCAGTGTGACTTGACATTTCGGTCATACTGTATGGACTTTCCTGCGCTCAGGCGGGCAATAGCCGTCAACGTGGGCGCGTTTCAATGCGTCACGCACCTCGCGAATGGGAAGGATGCGGCGACCGACCTCGCCATAATACATGCTTCTGTCCACCCGCGTCATGGACTGATGCGAACGCCAGCCGCCGTCGTTGCCGTACTTGTCACGAGGGGCAAGGGTATTCCACATTTCAATCGTCGCGCCGCCGTCTTCCTTGCTGCGCTGCTTGTGGTGCAAATGGCCGACGTCGATGTAGTGAAATTCAGTTTCGCCCCAGTCCTGGCGGTAATCATTTGACATCACCTGAATGAGCCGTTCGCCCCTGGCCTTGTCTGAATGGTGCGTCATCACGAACGTATTTCCCATCCGATAGGGAATGAACGCACCGGAGTTGTCCAGCACATGCACACGGTCCCGATCTGCATAGGCACACCGCAGAAGCTCGGCCATCCAAATGTCGTTGGTTCGGGAGTGGTTGCCCTGATTGATAATCACATCAACGTGCATGAACTTGGTCAAACAGCGGTCCACTACGAAACGCATGACCCTGCTATAGACGCCGATCATCTTGGGAAACCTGCCGTCTGCGTCCATCCTGTGGCCTGAAGCCTCAGTCTCGGCTTTCATGTTCTCGTAATGGGTGAAGTCGCCAAGGTCGTTTATGACACACCGTTCATACGACGGGCTTTCGTCAATCAGCATGGCGAAGGCTTGGCATAGTTCGCGTTCTGCGATCTTGAGGTCAAAATTCTGGCCTGTCTCAGACTCATGCGCCAGCATACCCAGATGCGCGTCACCGATCTGAAACCACGGGATTACATCGCTGCCGTATTTAAGCGGAGCCTTGGGAATTTTAATAACGGGCTTGGCAAACTCGCGCACCACATCCTTGATGGCCGCGACCTGTTCTTCAAGGCCGGGGTTGGTACGGGTCCACTCAAGAACCGTGTCGCCGCTTTCTTCGTACTGGTATTTGCGGAGTGTGGTGGCACCGCTGAAACGTTTCCCGCCATCGCCGTAACGAGTGCGTCCCCGTTCCAGCCTGTTGTGGAATGTGGCGGCGGGCATCCCAAGCGACTTTGCCGCCGTCGTCTTGTTTTCGTCGTTGGCAGCGTAGGCTTGTTCAGCCTCTTGCCATTGCTCGTAGGTAACGCCGGGATTAGCCACTGGGTGGCCTTTCTACAATTTCAAGATGGGCCTTCCTGATTTTGTACCCGATCAGGGCCAAGCCCGCAAGTGCCAGGGCAATGTTCAGAACCACCACAACGAGACTTCCAAAGTCGGTTATGTACTGAATGGTCAGGCCGGTGCCGCCCGCAGCGGACCATGTTGCGCCGGTTAGAATGTCTGGGTCACGCATTAAATAAATCCGCATATTGTCTGGGGTGATTGGATGATTGCCAGCGAGGTCGGTACGGCGATGGTCGCGAAGCCCATGGGCATCGGCGCGTTCAAGAGCGCCGTGGCGATGCCGACGAGGTTGCCATCGGAATCAAAGACTGGGCCGCCGGATGAACCGGGCGCAACGGGCAATTGTGCGATGAAGTAGCTGCCCTCTTCCCCGATCAATTCGCGGCTCCCGTCTTCCAAAAGGTCAGTGCTGGCGACCTTTCCCCACATCATCACCCAGCGGGCCACTACGGGGTGTCCGGCAACGAAAAGGGGCTCACCCACCACAACGGGCGTGCAACGCACTGAGACGGCCTCTCTGTCGCCTGTAGGGGCATAAACAAGGGCAAGGTCAGGGGCCGGACCTTCCAGGGCAATCTTTACCTCTTTGCCGGCCACAACCTCGCCGTCACGAAATGCGATGAACATCTCTCGGCCACGGCTCACATGGCCTGCAGTCAAGATCAAGCCCTGGCCGATCACCACACCAGAGCCGTGGGCCGAGCCCTGCGCGGTTGTGTAGACGATGACAACGGCGTCAAGGGCGGCTTGTTCGCGGTTTGAGTCTGAGCTGCAAGCTGCGAGAATGAAAAGGCAGGCATATACCAGTGCGCGCATCATCGGGATCCCATATGAGATTCAGTCCGCATGGAAAACTCCTACGCTGGTTTACTGCCGCGCAAAGCCTTCTTTTCGGTCCGGGCCTCAGACAGGTTGGTCGGCAACTGGGCTTCTGCGAGAACTTCAGTCACCAGCAGGGTGTCAATGAGGTCTTCAACATCCCTCGTCATAAGGGAATCGCTCTCCACCATGACAGCCTCCCACTCTCGCATTGGGGCGGCAGCGGCATCTGCTGCTTCGATTGCGTCAGCCGCAGCTTCTTCTTCAGGCGTGAAAGGAACAATCTCTCCTCGGCCCGTCATATTATATCGAGTCATCAGACGATCCCCCAGACCTTGAACGATCCATTAGGCATGTTGCCGGTGTTCTGCGCAAACTTGATGCCGTCGATCAATGTGGCATCTAGGTTTCGCAGTGATCCCGAACCATTTGCATGAGCCCTGTTTCCTGTTCCAGTCGTACTAGATACGAAGCTCCAGTTAATGTAAGGGCCACCGATGTTTGTTCCATCAGACAAGCCCGGATGGAGACTGGCCTTCAAAAGGAACATCTCATTGTACTGCGAGCCGCCTTTGTAGATTTGATTGCTGGCATTTGGGAGAGGGATACTGACCGTGCCGTTGTGAAACGATGCAGTAAACTGCTGCCCCGTGTTGGCAAAGAAGTAATCTGTCGATCCGGTTTGATAAACCCCGCCTTGGCTGAACGTGCAATTGAGACGGCAACTCGCCGTGATGTAGGCTTGCAGCTCGATCTCGAAATAGCTGTAGGTGCTCCAGTCCATGCCGTCAGCATCCTCGAAAGTCACTGAGCTTGGGGTGCCGGATGACCAGTCGTTGTCAACGAGCTTGACCCGACCTTTTGGAGATGCCGCCACGGAAGATGTGACGTAGGCTTTGACTGACTGTTGGGAAGGCACCTTAACGTCGCTGTCGCTTGACAGTGTGTCCTCGTCGAGGAACCACGCAGCCCCAGCCAGGCTGGTCATGTCATGTAGACCTTCTGGGGTCACCGCGCGGGTTGCGTCAGACCCAGTGGCCGTCTCTGCGGTGGTCGCAAGCTCGACAATGCCCGCTACCGTGGTGGACGCTGCGTTAACCGCCGTGGGTGAAATCATCTGGAACTGGGTTCCATCGTAAACAACGGTGACAACATTGTTGGCCGTAATATCGCCGGCCACAAGCGCAGCTCCGCGTTTTTGTACCGCCTTGGCCCCCAGGCTGTTCAGGTTTAATGTGACTGCGCCGGTGTTGGTGCCACCCGCCTTGAATTTGAACGACTGCCCAGCGGCGTACGCTGCTATTGCCGGCGTGGAGCTGGCCGTGACCGTGTTGGTGCCTGAGCTGTTCCCAAGCCATTGTGGGGTGCTATCCTGGAGCTGGCCCATCGCAGCGTAGTCCGTCCTGGCAGAGCCATTTCCCACACCCGTGTGCCGGTACGTCCCCATCGGGAGGTTGGCCGTTGGAACGGTCTGCCCATCTTTGGCCAGGCTGTCAGTCAAACCGACAGAGATTCCGTCGAACTCAGAATTGACTGCAGTCTCGCTGATCACAGTGCCATTTTGGTAATCAGACACGGGCCGACTAAAAGTCCCGCTGCCGTTTCTAGCCATGGTTGTGTACTCCTATTGTGGTCGGCGAAGCATCTGGGTCAGGCGACCGCCGGCTTCATATTGGGGGGGCATTCCGCCTGTAAGATTTTGCGTGAGGCTGCGGGGGGAGACCGCTGTTTGATCCCCCATCACTTCGCCCCGATCTTCGCTGGACTGGTCAGCAACGTGGATCGAAATAAGTTCCTCAATGAGTGTCTCAATCAAAGGAGATCCGCTCTTGAGGGTGCCCATCTCACTCAGGATTCTGATGCCGTCAGGGTGAGTTAGAATTTGGGCAAGTTCCCCATAATTGCTCATGCGGATACGCCTACTCCAACCGAACAGTTGATCCAACATCTCGCCAGGACGGGCAATGTTTACGTTACTGAGTGTCTGCGCCGCAGTGCCAGCAAGCGTTGATGCTTCGTCCATATCTTCGGCGCGGAAAATACGGCCAGCAGTCGGGGAACCTTCTGCCGGGTTGGGTGCCATCCTACGGAACAGAGAAAACATTTCCTCAACGCCGTTGACGTAATCATCCACCTGGCCGGGGGTCATGCCCTGCGCTTCGCCTGACGCTCGCAGTAATTCCACCATTCGACCGCGCTTGTTCTCGTCTGAAAAAGCGTTCCACATCTCTCTCATGGAATTGGGTTCTGGTGCGCCCGCCCTTGCCTTGCCCGCCCTTGCTAGTTCCTGGCGCATAAGTTCGCTGGCGACTTGAGGCATAACGGGCTGGTGAGACGGATTGCGCGCAAGCAGTGCTGCGTCCTCTTTGTTAACGCGGCCCAGAACAGTTCTCAGGTCTGATGGAGAATAGCTTTCACCCATAAGAAGCGGCCTGATCTGATCCCACGTTTTAAGTTCGGCCATCCTGTTGACGGCCTCCAAAGACGCCAAATCCGGCGTGGCGGCATCGCCGAAAATCGCCTTCACCTCCGGCGACATTGCCTGATATAGATCATCAGCGGCCTTGAACTGGGGATCGTCTCGCAGCAGTTCCTTAATTTCCTTGAGGTAGGGCGTCACCACGGCAGAAACGCCGCTATCCACACCAGAAACGGACTGCTGCATTCCCGGCGGGACTTTCAGCGCATCCCTTAAGCCCTGATAAGCGTTGTGGACTTGTTCAATCGTGGTAAACGGGTCGCCGTTTGCATCCTTGAACCCCTCTGCGATGGCAGATAGGGCAGCGCCCTTCGCTGTTGAATCACCAACGCGGATTGCCTCATTACCAGCATTTGTGAGGATGTCGAACATACCTTGCAGGTCAACCGGCTGCATTCCCGCTGCTGTATATCCGGGCGCGGTGGCATCGGTTCGGTCGCCCCTCACCCGCGTCTGAGCATCTTCTGCCCTTGAACTGAGTTGCTGCGTTACCGCAGCGCGGCCCGGTGCGGGTGCATCTGGGATAATACCTTGAACCACGGCGGCGCTGTCGTTAGCCCTGCCCTGATAGGCTTCGCGAAGCGTTGCGGCTCCTTCACCGCCCATCGCGGCAGTGTCGCCTTCAAGCTGACGCAGTTGCGGTGCGACTTCGGCGGGAAATAGCGTTGTCCCGCGCTGTGTTGCAAGTTGCTGATTCCGCATAGCTGCGGCAAGGTCTGCATCAGGAAGACCCTTGACAGTATCAGACGCCACATTCGTGGCAGGCGTCCTAAATTTCTTGGCGAGAGTAGCGGCACCTACCGGCGTCAGAATTGCTCCTAATAGTTCGCCGTAGGATCGGTCGTAGCCCAATTCCTCTGCAACATCTCCAGCGCCTTCTGCTGTGAGGCCCGTCAAAAGGCCCATCACGCCTGCGGCCACTTTGGGTCCGCCACCGGGGGAGAGCATAGCCGTGCCGAACTCTGTGGCGCTTTCTACGTAACGACCGGCAGTTGTTTCCGGCTCGCGTGTGATGCCCACATCGTCAAACCACTGGGAGACAGAGCCTTCCATGTCGGAATACTGGTCTGCCATTCCGGCGAGGTTGCGCGCAAGCCACGGCGCTTCCTCCAGCGTTTGGGCATCGCCCGTAAACAGCCGCGCCCGGTTTCCGCTGAAGTCTGTGTCGTTTTCGCGCAGCAGGTTGACGCCCTGCTCGGCAAGGCTTGTCATCCCGCTCAATGCTTGAGGCAGGCGGGTTGTCATATCCTGGACACCTTGCCCAACGCCGGAGATTGCGGATCGCAGAACGTCCACGTTTCCTTCAACGAGGTTGTCAAATTGCGATTGCTGGGGTGGCAATGCCTCTGGGAAATCGCCAGTGCTGCGGAGTTGCGCCACAGCCGCAGATTCCTCTGGAGAAAGCTCGTTGAGGAGCTCACGATCCAGCAAGTCAGCGGTTTTTTCTTCTCTGTTCATCATTCACCACCAAACAGAAATGCGTCGGCTGCTGCGCTGGCCGGATCGGTTACGGACGGAGGACCATCACTTGGGACAGCCCCACCGCTGTCAAGCGCAGCCTCCAGCATGGCCAGCGTGCCCGCGTTCGACATAAACAGCGCGTTGGTTTCGTATCCGGCGAGCGTTCCGTTGTTCTGGAAGTATTGCGCAGCGCCCACCTTGGCAGCATACGCATCCTGCATTGACTTGAGCAGCCTGCGGAGGCGTTCTGCGTTCTGGGCTTCTTCGAGTGCGGGATTGTAGGCGCGGGCAATCAAGGCAGCGCCTTCATTTTGCGTAAACTGTGCGCCAAGAATCAAACGCAAGTTACGCTGCACGACCTCTTCAACAAGCTGCTTTGTGTCAACGGCTTCTGGGTTTATCGCAGCAGTAGCGTCTTCACCAAACATCGACAACGCCGCAAACATGGTGCCGCTCAAATCAGCGTCAGATTCGCCTGACACAACGGCGTCAAGTCTGCCAACAACTTCCTCCAACTGACCCATGCCCTTTTCTGCATCGGCAAAGCCACCAGCCATCACAAACGGCACGTAAATATCAGCGGCGAATTTCTTATCTGCCTCTACAAATCCAGGCGTTTCCGCAAGGGGTGGCAAATTGTTGACCTCAACCGTAGTGCCGCTGTTGACAGGCGAACCAATTCGATCCCCCAGCGTGCCATCAGGATTGAGCACAAACACGCCCTCGGCGGTGTTGACGGTCTTTGGTGCCGTCTGTTTCGGCATTTCCGTCCAGCCGTTCGCCAGTGCTTCGTCATAGGTGCCAAACACCGTATTGCCCTGTGCATCCACAAAGCTGCCGGTCTGGTTTGCTGTCGTGGGTTTGGTGGGCGCGTTCTGGAGTGCGTAGTCCTGATTCGCCATATCAAACGCCATCGGCGCAAGGTTGGGATCATCGGCCATCAACTGTATGGCAAGGGGGCGGTTTGGTGCTTCGCCGGGAATAAGCGTGGTCGGATCGCCGGTGCCGTCTGGACGTGTCGGCTGGTTCCAAGTGATGGTGTTGTCCGGCGTGCCGGTCATGGCCTTCAGCGCCTCTGTAAGACGGCCCTGCGTGGCCTCCTCTGCCCTTTGAGCCTGCCCCGCTGAATAGCCCAGCAACGCCTGCTGCAAGACGTGCGATAGACCGCCGGCGTGCGTGCCCGTGTTGGGGTTGGGCATGTTTTGAAGCATCTGGCTGTACTTGCCGAGATTTCCCAGTGCCATTTAATTTACTCCCCAGCCAGGTCCGCCGTATGTCATGCCGCCAGCCATCGCCGCAGTGCCGAGGAGATCATAGAGACCCTGCCTGTTGGCGGCGTTGTTGGCTTGGTTCTGATTGAATGCGTTCATCTGGCCCTGATAGTTGCCGTAAATTGCATCGGCAATCGGCGCAGCACCCACGCTATAATTTGACTGGCCCTGGAATGCTGGGTTCTGAATCTGCTGGCCTGACGCCAGCGCCGCTAGTTCGTTCAGTGGCTGATTGCGCTGTGCCATCAGATCATTCCTGGCCTGATTATAGGCCGCCGATTCAAGGCTATACTGCTGCGCCTGTTGGGCCATAGCAGCCTGTTGGGCGGCAAGGCCGAAGTCGGTTTGACCGCGATTAAACTCGTCGGTTGCGGCAGCATACGCCGCCGAACCAGCATCAAGCCCCTGGTTTGACAGGCGCGTCATCATGGCGTCACGCTCTCGATCTGCGCGGGGCTGATTGCGGGCAACTAAGGCGTCGTAGCTGTTCTGCCACGCCCCTTGACCTGCCTGTGGTGCCGGGCCAACGCTTGAGAAGTCAACGGGGCTGGAGAACTGATCCGCAACCACCCCAAGCTGGTTATTTGCAATCTGCCCGTACTGCAACGATGCCGCGTTCTGCTGATCGAGCATGGCCTGCTGCGCTGGCGCAAGCGTCGTGTTGACGGCCCTGTCTGGGCTTCCAATCTCGCCGGTATAGAACAGGGAGCCATAGGGCGTGTTCTGCCCAATCTGGTTCATCAACGCGCTTTCGCGCACGGCTGCGGAGTTCGCCGCAGCCTGCGCATTCGCCGTTGCGACGGGATCCGGTGGTGCGGGTGCGCTGTCGTTACTCTTGCCCATGATCTGCTCCGTAGTTTTTGATGAAATCAGGCTTTAGCATCCGCATGATTACGGCGTGCCTTTTGAACCCAAACTGATGCGCAAGCACGGCCTCTTGCGTAAACCCGACGTGCCTGTTGACCTTCAGCGCCTTCTCGTTATCGAACGCCGTGGCCGTCCAGACCTTAAAGCAGTTCAATTGATAAAAGGGATACGCCAAAAGACCGAAAATGATTGAACGACGCGCCCACATCGGGCTGACCGCCGCCATGCTTAACTGAATTGTTCCGAATTGCTCTTGATAGTCGTGATAAACCATTCCGGCAATTAGCCGGTCATTGCCAACGCCAATCGCCGCCACAGGCCCGCCAAATCCACGGTCCCCAACGTCAGGGATATGCGCCGCCACCCAGTTAGCAACATCCGCGTCATGGCCGTAGATAAGGTTCACAGAGGCCCGCCGGGGACATACAGCCAGTTGGTCGCAAGCCATGAAGGCTGGTTGACTCCCGTTGAAATTCGGATGCGAATGGATGCTGCGCGACCGACGCCACGGATGCCACGCCAGCCACGGTAAGTCTGTGAAGCCGAACCCCACAGGCCGACGCCCCACTTTGCAACGCCCCACAAACCCGCCGGCTCTGGGTACGACGCAGCGGTGGCGGACGGGGTGGGAATGCTATAGTCCAGGTTCACGTCAATGCTGACTGATGGCGATCCCTCGCTTTGGAATATCGGCTCAACAAGCGTGAAGCGTTTATTCGTGCCAGGCGAGCGGAAATGGTTGAACGCCTGGAGGGCGTCAGCATTGATGTCTGAGCCGGCATCGCTGGACCCGGAATCAAACTTATAAACAACGCCGTCGTCCATGCCCCCGAAATACGCCTCGTCGTTCATCAGCCCCCAGCAGGCAGCATTGATGCCGGTAAACCGGCACGGCGCGCGCGTTATTGTGTTGAACACATATTGATAGGCTTCGGTTGCTGTGCTGGGGACGTTGAAGATCAGCATCGTGCCCTTGGGATAGATGAATGGTTGCCATCCGAACAGCGACCCACCATCCCGCACGGCGTCGTTCACCGCTTTGTTGATTTGCTGCGAAATGGATACCGCTTCTGCTTGTGATCGGTCTGCAAGCAGGATCTGTGACGCGGCAACGAAACCGTCCTGGGTCACCATAATCAGGTCCGCTCCGCTCTTGATCATGCAACGCCGTCCGACCGGCTTGCCGATGCGAAACACCCCGACTAGACTCCACGTAGTAGCTGAGTTTGGATCAGTGCCCTGATAAACAATGGCCTCGCCTTCACTCGTGAGGAATACCGCAACGTCGTCCTGTCCGTCACCGGCATCGACACTCCAGGTGCCCATCGCCATCAGGTAGCCGCCCAGCTTACTCACAGCACCCAGCGGAAATTCCACTGCTGTCCCAGATATAGAATTGACGGCAAGATACCACGCCGACAGGCTGTTTTTCTCACCAAACCAGAGGCGGCGCTGGTGGTTGTTCACCCACTCAAGGTTAGCCATTGTCGGGCCTGACGCGCCCGAGGTGGCCCACGACGACCCATCAAAGGTCAGTGGCGTGTCCTGGCCGTTGACTGCAAACAGAAAATGCCCGCCCGATGTGCTGATTTGGGTGGACTGAAATTTGGTGTTGGACAGACCTGACACAACGGCAGCGCCGACAGCGCCTCCGCCTGACACGTCAAAGATCGAAGAGCCATTGCCCGCGAACAGTTTGCCGACGCCAGTGGTAGGCACATACTCAATCAGGCTGTTTACTTCCCCGGACATTCCCGTGGCGTAGCTCGTGTATCCCTTCCGAACGGTCACTTTGTCCGTTGACGGGAAGAAATTGTCCAGAATGACGGCATTTTCGGCAGGCATGTCAGCAAGCGCGTTTCTGGTGTCCCAGCCGCCCACTGGGGGCGGGAACGACGCTGTGCGGGCGGGTGCTCTCATTGGCTTGCCTCTGCTTCGCTGTTGCCCAAAAGGCCGTAACCCAGAGTGAGGCCGCCAAGGCCGGACGCTAGAAGGTCGCGGCTGTTGATGTTGCGGGGGTCGAATTTGGCGAAACGGGAGCGGATTTGGTTCGCGTTGTCGTCAAATATGACGTAGTGGCGAGCGTCTTGCGTCCCTGTCATCCCCGGCAGCTTGACGCCACCAAACCCTTGCCTATTGCTGAACACAGAAGCGTCCATATCAATGCTGTCAAACCCAGCCTTCTTGAAAATGTCGGCAATCACCGCACCGGGAGATGCCATTTTTCCTGAAAAATCGTCATAAACATCGTTAATGTTGGATCGTAAAATGTTGTCAAAATCTGACGCCGAAATGCCGCCGTCAATGGCATCATCCATCAACTTGCCTAAAACATCATCGCGAGTGAATTGGTCCACTTGCCATTCATCAAACGCCTCTTGTGTCGCGCGTAGCAAGTCCACAAATGGCCCATCTTCGCCAACAATATCTTCGCCATCGGCGCTGTATTTTATGTTGTAATCAAAAAACGTCTCACCATCGCCGCCAACCTTTACAGGATTATTCATTGCAAGCCGAACGGGGTAAACTGTGCCGTCGTTTTCAATCCCAAGGCGCTCGCGGGCTACCGCGTCCAGGGCTTCATCAATCTGGCCTTGGGAAAGGTCCGCAATATCGTCAACGTCAACATCCCGGTATTGCCAATAATCCAGAATTGTATCGTCATCAAAGCTATCTGCCGCCAACTCTATCTCACGCTGGATGCGTTGCGTAATGTCTGGGCCTCCATGATCTGCATAGTTTGCGTTCACGTCGTCAATACTGTTGGTGAAGTAATGGTTCGCGCCGTAATGGCCTTCGGGTGTGCTGTAGGTATTCCGAAATTCAGTGATGTTGCGAGGCGAGCCGTGCCATGCGTCAACGGGAAACGTCTGGTTTGCCCGCGCCATGCGGCCCACCTCATCCATGGGCACGTCATCAGCTACCCGTGCGGCGTCGTCTGCGCGGGCGGGGTCGAAGCCAAATTCGTGAATGCTGTCGCCGTTTGTGTAAATATCTCTTGCGGGGACTTTTCGTTCTATAATTGAATAATCTCCACGGAGGGTGCCTTCTCCATGATCTATTGCATAGTTCCGATTCACCGTGACCCAATCACCCGCAGATATTTCTGCCCCACTTGCGTCGGAAGGCACCGCCCGATAAATGGAAACCATCTCATCAGGGTTGCCCTTGAGGCTGTTTAGAATTTCAACGGTTTCTTGGTCCATAGCCGGATTGCCTGTTCCATAATACTGAACAGCATTCGGGGAATAAACATCATCTGGATAAACCGCTCCGCCACCCGTCAAGTCGTGCGCTGGCGCACCGCTGTCCCGCATAGGAGGACGGTGCATCCCCGCGTAATCATCAACTGATTCCCCCGCCCTGTTTGCGTTTGCTTCGGCTCTCAGCGCAGCTATTCGGTCCCGCTTTGCCATCCGGCTCACCTCGTCCATGGGCAGATCATCAGCTACTCGTGCGGCGTCGTCGGCTGCGCCTGAAAGTGCGTCAGCCACGCCTCCCGCTCTGCCCAACGACCCGCGCTCGTCGGCAAGAAACCTTGCAACACTCGGATTATTTATAACGTCTTCAGCGACGTTTACGCCTGCCCGGACGAACGGCTTGGCTAATGCCCCGACCCCAAGGACATCTGCCACACCCAAGGCAGTGTTAAAAACATCCATTCCGCCGCTGTTGCCGTATTGAATCTCATCAAGCGACATTCCAGGGGCCATTGCGACCAGATTGCTAACAATCTCCGCAGTTGGTTTGGGGTCCGGTGTAGTGCCCCTTTGTTCATTTGCAAGCGCATCCCACGGGAGCTGCGGGACAAGTGTGTTTTCGGGCAGATACTGCGCCAGAAATGCTCCTATCCGGTCGGCTAATGGATCATCAGTCGCAGGGACGAGGGTGGGCTGCTGCAAGACGCCTGGACGCGTGTCATCAGCAGCCATGCGGCGCATAGGACCACTAGGCGGACGGTTCAACGCCTGCGCCCATACGCTGCTGGGTGATAACCGATCAGATAAATAACCCATTAAAGGCGTCCTGCTGGGCCGGGTCGATCTGGCCCGCCTAAGTTTGATCCACTGCGTCCAGGCCGTCCACCGAAGCCGCCGCCAGTTGCGCCACTGCCGCCACCGACACCGGATCCGCTGCGCCCGCTGTAACCGCCGCCCTTGCCTTGACGGGAGAGACCTACGGGCGCACCGCCAAAGTTGAAAGATGCGGACGACAGGGCTTCTGGCCTTCCCATAAAGCCCTGCAACGACTGGGGCGACCTGGTGGGGCTAGGCTGTGCTTGAGCTGCCATATCAGACCGCCCACTAGCGCCTGCGTCGTCGGCGGCGTTGAAGGCTGCGCTGGCCTGCCGTGCAGCCATCTGTTTGTCGAACGCTTCTTTCGTCACGCTAACGTCGTGAAACGGAGAAAGTGTTCTCGCAACGGCTTCGAAAAAACCCATTGGCTCTAAGTCCAAATCCTTTCCAAACTTAGTGCCCATGAGTTCGCGTTGAGCGTTTTCCCTCGAAAGGCTCTGGGCAGCGTCGATGGCTGTGGCTCCTATGCTCAGGCCCGGAACAGCAGCGCCACCGAGGGCTGCGCCAAACTGCGCCAAGCCACTGTCGAGAAGTGCGCCGCTATTCGCAATCTTGCCAGTGCTCGTCTGCGCGCTGGGTCGATTGAGGCCGGCTGGTGAAAACCCGTCAAAGCCGCGCTCGGCGCGCGTGGTGGCAGGACCGGCGCTCCAAAGCAGCTTGTCTGATAGTGTGCCCATTAGAGCACTGTGATGTTGGAGCCGGACGTCACCGGGGTTCCGGTGAAGTGTCGCCCGCCGCCGAAGATGTCAGCCGCCACCAGGATGCCCGGCGAGGCTTGATCGTTCCGCGTCAGGTCGTCAGCGTAGTCAGTCATCTCCTTATAGGCCACGTCGTTCGGCAAGCCCTCATCCGATAGGAATGTGAACTTCGTTGCCTTGACCAGAAGCTCTTCGTCAATAACACCAACATCAGTGTCAGCAGCCATTGCGGTCTGGCCCGTCCCTCCAGAGCTTTTGCACCAGTGAGTGCTGATGTACTCAAATGCCAGTGCCTTCCCTGCGCCTGGCTCCGGGAGAATTAGAATGTCATCACCGCGATAGGTAAACTTGTTATCGCCGGTGTAGTTGAATGCCTTCAAGCCCTGCCACTCGACAGCGCCCACCGGACCAGAGACCAGATCATAGTCGCTGCGGTTCCAGAAGGTTTCAGGAATAAACCTGTCGAAATCTGCCGGCAGGATTGATGTCTGGGTAGATCCCCCAACCGACGTGAATGTTCGCTCTTTGCGGAGAACTTGCCACGCAACGCCCTTCATCAAAGCCCAGCCAGACTTGTTCACATATCGAAGCAGCTTCTGGGCATCTGTGGCTGAATTGCCGGCGACTGTAGACGGACGACTAATGCCAACCTCGTCGGCAACGGCTGTGCAAATTGTCAAAAGGGTCATGCAGCCTCCAAAAAAAGAGGGGTGGAGCCGAAGCCCCACCCCGGTAGTGATTAGTGAAGGCCGAGGCGACACGCAAGCTGCGGGCGCACGGTCTTGTAGCCGTAGAGGATGTCAAGCCTGCAAGGCATGGCATCGCTTGAGATGTCGTAATCTCGGACAAGGCGAACCGAAATTCCGTCAACGACTTCACGAGCCTTGAAGTCAACGCCCTGGGGCATAACCAGATCGGCAGTTGCGAATGCAAATGCGTCCTTGTGGTAACCCATGCCAACCGAATAGTCCGCACCGGAACCGATGGCGGTTGAGCCGTCCGATTCCAGTTTGAAGATTGCGGCGTTGTTGGCAGGCATAGCAGCCACGTTCTGGCGACCAGTCGTGGTGTACAGCGCGGGAGAGAAGGACAGAGTCGTTGCGCTGGTGCCGGTCGTTTCAGTCACAACAAAACGCTGCAATTCACCCGTGTCGGACTTGGTTTCCGGGTGGACGCGGTTGACACCAACAATCGTGAAGATGTCGCCCTTGTTCCATGTGCCGGCACCGGTATCAACGGTCAGGCTTGTGGAGCCCTGCGCAATGGTACCGGCGTCATTCACCAGATAGTCGCCAGTGCCATCATCCGTGCCGGTCGTGTGGATCGGCCAGAGGGTGTTCTGGTAAACATGCTGAAAGCCCAAGAAGTTCGGGGCGACCATGCCTTCGCGGTAGTTCTTGCCAATCTTGCTCTGGTCGTTGAACTGGCCCTTGACCGCTTCAAGCAAGTCCACGTTGTACTGCGTGGGCATGTTGAGGCAACGCGGCGAAATGGGTGCCAGGCTGTCGGTCAGCTTCTTCTGTACCTGAAGGGCAAGGCTCGTGGTTGCGGTGGCACCTACGTCCGAAATCTCGTTGTAGATGTCTTTGTACATTGACAGCGCATCGGCTTCGATGGCCGCAGCAAGAACCGAAGTGGCAGGTTCAATGATGCGCTTGCTGAAGTCGTCGAGGCTCAGGGTCAGGTCAACGGACGTGAAGGACAAATCAACGCCCTTCTGCGTCGAAACCTGGAGCGTCTCGCTGGTTTCAACGGTGTCCTGGGCACTCATGGTTGCGCCGCTGCGGACGACATACTCATTAGGCAGCCGGATCTTCAGGCTGTCACCAATCCGAGCGCCGGACTTTGCAAAGCTGTCGTCATACTGACGGTCAATCGTGCCGATGAAGTTAAGTTTCTGATGCAGCACACGCGCGACTTCACGCGTAACTGCGGTCGGGGTGAGGATAGTATTAGCCATGGTAGAAGTTCCATCTAAGGGATTGAGGGCGCATCACTGCGCTCAATTAGGGGTTATCCTTGTCGGTTAACCTGCTCATTCCGCCTGCGCATCCATTCTTCCGTTGACATCGAATCAGCGTCAGAAACCAGATTCTTTCCGGTCCTGCCACCCCTCGACCTTGACGGCTTAATGGGTTGTGCTTCTGCGGTTGTTGGCTTAGACGCTTTAGACGCCTTTGCCTTTGCGGCATCGAATTGCATCGCCTTCCACGCCATTTCCGTGACGACCGGATTACGCTGCCACAGCTCGGCTTCCCGTTTCGGGATGCCACTGCTGATAGCGTACTTCACAAGGTCGTTGGCGTGTTTCTCGGCAAAGCCGGGAATCCGTCTCTCGACTTCTTTGTGGCCCTCTTCCTCGCTGCGGGCAAGTGCTGCCTGCTGCAAATGGGAAGACTCGCTTTCCAGTCTTGAAACATCGTTGACGATGGCGTTGAACTGTCCTGTGAGTTGCGAGATACGATCAGAAACCTTCCTGGCTTGGTCTGGTTTAGACTGCCAAAGGCGGTTAATGTCGATCTGCTGCAACTGGGCAAGCTCTTGCTTCATCACGTTGCCGCGTGAATACTTCTCCAGTGCCTCGCCGTCCAAAGATTGGAGCTTTTGAACCAACTGCTCGCGGGCTTCAAGGCTCGTTCTCTGTTCGGATAGGGTCTGGAATTTCTTGGTATAGCCGGACTCAAGGTTTTTCGACATCTCCGCAACCTTGGCTGCAATCTCGTCAGGGATCGCCCCTTTGGGCACCCTGAGCTTGTCGCCGCCGAAGTTGATTTCGATTTCTTCTTCCTCGTCGCCCTCAGTATCGTCACCGTCTTCGTCGTCGGTGACTTCAACCGGATCGTCATCGGCCTCCGGGGCATCTGCCTCATCAGCTTCGATTTCTTCCGGTTCGACTCCCTCTTCAGGGCTGGTCGCTTCTTCTTCGCTCATAATCTCTCCTGGGGTAGGGCGCATCACTGCGCTCAATTAAAACAGTACTATTCTCGGGCCAGCATCACCCCCGCTCTTGCAATGGCGTCAGACTCGCCCTGGTCTTGCGCGGCAATCATCATTTTTGCCAACTCAAGTTCACGATTACGCTCGGCCTCAAACGCCTTCTGCGCTCGGTCTTTTTCAGCCTGCGCGGCAGCGTTCAACAACGTGGCCTCTTTCAACTCGATCTCTTTGGCCTTCAAGGCTGCGTCCGTCTGGTCGCCCTGCATCGCCATCTTGGCCTGCATGGCTCCCTGGTTTGCCTTTTGGGCGGCTTCAGTGGCCTGCTGGAGCTGCGCCTGGAGACTTGCGATAGCCTGCTGGGCCTCCTGCTGCATAGCCTGCATCTGCTGCTGACCCTGCTGCATCTGCAGTTGACCCTGTTGTTCCATCTGGGCGATCATCTGGCGAGCTTCGGGGGGCATGTCGTCGCCCTCCTCTTCAGATTCGCGCATCTCAGGGGGCAGAAGCA